CAACGTCCAGCATACCCTAATGCACCGATGAGGAATATGATGAACAGACCACATTCCAAAATGCGAATATTTTTTTTCGTAGTTTCTGATAGTTCCATACGGACCAATGCTTTTAGAATGGTAGTTCTTCGTCAATGCTTTGCTGCTTAGTGGCGGCACTTGCAGTTTGCTGTGGTCTAGGAGCATTTTCAAATTCCTCCTCCGAAGCGACATTTTGTGCGTTGGGAGCGGGAGAAGCGATGGGTACGTCTTTCTTCATAACCACAATCGCTTTTGGGTTTATGCTGATGTAGTAACTTGTTTCCCCCGTAGAACGTTTTGTAAATTTCCTGCCGTTTACGCTGAATGACACTTCTATGCGGTCTCTGACGTTAATCCCTTGCAGGAGCGCACGCTTTTTTCCAAAAAACTCAATAGGGATAAGGTTCTCATACTTGCTTGCTACCCCCATTTCGTCAACATACGTACAATCTAGAAGTAGCGTTTGTTTTTCGTATTGCACGTTTCCGTCCTTTGAATTGATATAGGAAATGGCAGATAGTTCTTTCACTACACCGATTAGCTTATTTTCCATTGTCTTTTATTCTTTATCTTGTTGCATAAATTGTTTATTAAACGCGCACGGTCAATTTCTTTCGGTTTTTGTGCGTGTTCTTCGTAAAAGGTCGCTGCGTCCGAAAGAAAGTGAACCACCTTTTGAAAGTCGTTGTTTGATATTTCATACATTAAGATTTAAGTATTTCGTTTACCAATTCATCAAAGTATTTTTCGTCTTTGATAGCATCGTCAGAAGCACCCGTTATGGATGCAGCTACGCTTTTCTTATTCATAATAAGTTGATAAAGCCTTGCGTCTATGCTATCCTTTGCGAGTAATATCCAAGAATTGACGGCGTTCTTCTGCCCATTACGGTGCTGACGTGCTTCGCATTGAGAAAGGTCTGCAAACGTCCACGGCAATTCGCAAAACAATTCGTTTGACCCTGCTGTGAGCGTTAGTCCTACACCCGCAGAACGAATAGAGCAAACAATAATGTTTCGCTCTCCACTTTGGAAAGCGTCAATGGCGGCTTGTTTCTGCAAGGCATTTTGCCGTCCTGTAACGCATACAGCTTGTGGGAACTCTTGGAGTAGCGCATCTACCACTTCGTGATGTTCAGCGAAAACAGTTACGGGCGTTCCGTTCATATCGCGAATGAATTGCACGGCACTTTCGATTTTTCCCATTGCTGCAATCTTTCGTAAGTTCATAAAGATTACGAGTGCTTTCATCCGCAACTTTCTTTTTGCTTCTGCGTTTGTCAGTCCTTTATACTCTCGCAGATAACCGAGGAGGTCAGTTTGACATTTCTCGTATTCTGTACGGTTGGAAAGCTCGCAGGTTACTTCTGTACGGGTTAGTTCGGGAAGTTGTGTAAGCACTTCTGATTTCTCGCGGCGGAAATAGCACGTGTCGTGCAACTTCTTGTTTAGAGAAGAAAAGTTATCCTTATTACTCCACTCATTAACGAAATGGCTATATCCGCCAAAGTCCCCAATGCGTCCAAGAATACAGAGTTGCGTTCCCAAGTCCATAGGGTCATTCACGACAGGCGTACCTGTAAGAGCAATGATGTATTCTTTCCCGCTGCAAATACCCATTGTGAATTTAGACTGATTGGCAGTGGGATTTTTTACGCGGTGGCTCTCATCAATAATTACAGACTTAAACTGTGAGATGACCTTTTGGAAAACCATATCTTTCAACTTACACCCACGTGGCGCGTGAACTACGAAGTATTTTCGCAGACTTTCATAGTTTGTTATCACCACATCATACATATCAAGCTGTCCTATATAGTATGGGAATGTTGACTTAACTGCTTCAGAGAGAATTAGTGGGCGCAAAGAGGTAAACTTCTTTGTCTCACGTTCCCAATTTATTTTGAGTGCGGATGGGCAGATAACTAAACAAGGCGTTGCTTTCGCTCGTTGTACAGCAACGATAGCAGAAGCTGTTTTTCCAAGTCCCATATCGTCTCCTACAATCAAACGCTTGTCGTGAAGAATTTTTTTTATTCCCCATTCTTGATAAGGATAAGGCTGTAACTTTTCTTCCATAGAACGTCATCTTATCATCCACATCCTAAAAGCAAGTTCAAGGTATTTACTCTTGCCGCGTTTATATACTTCATCGTCCCGCTTTATCTTCATTGAGAATACCTTGAAGTTTTGCTTTGATATACCATAAATGAAGTCTTGGTTACCCCAAGCAGGATTAAGTGAATGAACCAAGTCCATATACCAAGCACGGCTTCTGTCCCAATCGAAAAAGTCAACACTTCGCATAAAATCGCTCGGCGACTTTGCAGAAACCGTTTTGAGGTCTCCGCCAAAAGTTCCTAACCACCAATCCCATTTACAACGGGTAGGAAGTGAGAACTTGAAGCATCCATACTCAAAGTGCTGTTCGGGATTAACAAAATACCTTTGTGTTTCTGCCTTGTCTAGGACAAACGTTAGAAAAGGGTCTCTTGTAGCTGCCTTTCTAATGGCTTTCAACATCTTCTTTCCCCACTCCCATTCTTCCTTTGTATATTGCTCGTCATTAACCGTGCGGCGGTAATGATTGACGTTTTTCGGTTCTGTTACGAGTGCGTCAACAAGCGTTCCTAAGTGGAAAGCATTTTGTCTTGCAGCATCAGAAAGGAAGTTTAACGTAGGATGTATCATATATTTAAGCGTAGTGAGGTCTGAATTAGAGACCTCACTGCGCTTGTAATACAAATCGGGGTTCATAGCTTTACTTTGCTTTTATGTCCGTGGCATAACGGACGTTCTTGTTTCTTATAAAGATGTCGCCCTCGTTCGCTAGTTTCTCGCAAGCCTTGACCATAAAGCCAAGTTTCTTCGTGAGTTCTCCGACAGGGAGATAAGCTCCGCAGTGTAGCCACCACAACTGAATAATGTCTGCAAAGGCAGAAGTTTCAAGTATCTCAATGTGCTTTGAAACCTTAGCATTAACAGGCTCTTTGATGTATTCCTTTTGTTCAAAAAGGGCTTGCATCTCGGCATTCGTTTGTTCTAGTCTAGATTGTTCTTCACGCTGCTGCCTTTCATCCTCCAACCTAGCCTCTTGCTCTAAACGAGCCTCTGCTTCTTCAGCTGCAATTTCTTTGCGGCGTTTAGCTGCGGCTTTTGCCGCAGCTAGTGCTTCTGCTTCTACCCGTTCTCTTTCTTCTTTTGCGGCATTAGCAGCTTTTTCTTCAAGAAGTTTGCGTTCTGCTTCTGTGCGTGCTATCTCTTTAAGTTCCGCTATCTTGCTATCGAGCTTGTCAAAGAGACCTTGCTTTAAGAGCGTTACGTATTCAGCATACGCTTTTTCGATAGATTGCTCTATCTCGGAGAACGCATTTTGCGCTATGCTACTTGCTTCTTTTTCGCTGATGTATCGCACAGGAACGTTTGGAATGAAGCGGTCTGCATAACGTACTTTTAAGTTTAACACAGGAGAAAAAGAATTTATTATTTGCCTCGTCTCTTCTGCATTATCAAGCGTAAGATTAGAGAACTTTGTGGAAAGAAAATCTAGCGCATCGCTTTGTGCTTCGTTGCAGATTGCGCGGCACGTTTCCTTTGTGAAGTTTGCAATACGTGTTCTTTCTGCTGCTTCGCCAATCTTGCGTTGACGTTCATCTTCTTCCCTGCGTTGCTTTTCCAACTTAGCAGCTGCATATTCATCACGTTTGGCTTGTAACTTATAGATAACGCTATCAGATGATTTCGCATCTAGAACATTCTCCATAAGCGTAAACCCACTCCTTATCTTATCGAAAACTTGTGTTACGACTTTGCGGCGGTCGTTCATTTTCCTTGCTGACGAACGTGCTTCACGGATAAATGTGGCGATTTCTCCGTCTAGGCTATCCGTCATTTCCGCAGTACGTTCTAAAAGTGCATTACCTTTCGCCACAACTGTTTTCATCATCTCACCGTTACGTGTAGCAGCTTCGGTGATTTCTTTTTGAATGGAAGAAATCTTACCGGTAAGTTCGGTTGCGTTTTGTATTACTAGTTGTGCATCCATAGCTTCTAATCAAAAGGAGTGTCCGTTGGTTGTTCTACTTGTACTCCAGCTGAAGCGACTTCGGGAGACGGAGCGTTGTTCGGCTGCTCTTGAACCTGTACTTGCTGTTGCGTTTCGTCCTTATCACTTTCCATTGCGCCGCCAGTAGTCAATTCAAGACGAGGGTAGCCTTTGAAAGCGTGTTTTATCGTTTTCGCTTTTAGGAAACCTGTATCAATATCTGCGCTGTCTGCTTCTTCCCCATAGAGAGCGTTTGTGTATCTACCGCCATTAAAGCGCGTTGAATAGTTTTTCAAACGTATAATTTCGTTCATATCCATAAGGAAGTAGTCGGGCGTGCCGTCATTCTTCACGATACGAACATAGCAGCCTATAATCTTTGCACCCGTTGGCGTTGGAAAGGCTTTTTTATAATCCAAATACTTATGCCCATCCCTTTCACCAAACTCAACGCTATCGCAGTCGTAGATTACGACAGGACTATCTGCGCTTTTTATTTGTCCTGCTCGTTGACGCAAAAGAATTTCTCCGTAGCCAGTAACGGATATTGTAGCAATACTAGCATACACATCGCGTCCGTTTGCATCTTTCTTTCCTGTCTTTTGCGAACGGCATTCAAGGTAGCAAGTGGTAGATGAACACTTTTCCAAAGAAAGGTTGAAAATAGCGAGGAATAGAAAAGCGTTCATCACCGAAAATGCGCTCGCTTTCTGTAAACTTTGCGCATACGAACCGCCGTTTACTTCACTAATGAAAAGGGCTTTTTGTTGTTCGTAAAACGCCGTGGGAGTCTCTCCCCATTTCTGCTTGTAGATTTCACAGAACTTGTCTTTGCACAGTTCGGGGATTTTCCACCGTGGTGTGCTGTTTAGAGTTTCTAGGTCTAACATTTTGATAGGCATTAAGTTATTACTATAAAAAATGGGAAATCACAATGTTCCCCATAAAGCCACGTGCAATCGGTCTCGAACCGATATTTTTGCACACTTCTTCAAAAAGTGTGCAATGTGCTACCTTACACTATGCACGGAGACGTAGGCACGTGTTGCGAGAACGTCTATCATTGTGTATGTGCCGCAAGCCGCATAAGAACAGCTATTAGCTAACATACAAGGTTAATCACTTTACGTCTAGGAGTTTCCTAGATACGCCAATAAATCATTGGTTTTGTTTGTTGGTTACTTAGCCTTGAAGCGAGGTCATCGATTGTTAGTCTCTTCCGCTTCTTTTCCTTTTCGCCTTGTGTAACAATGTCAAATATCACTCGCGCTTACTTGCGCATTTTGAGAAGCGATTGGGAGTCGAACCCAACATTTTTATTCTTGCCTATCCGTGCTGCAAGACGCCGCTCCATAAAAGACTTGCCTATCTTCGCAGACCAACAAGCCTACGCTTTATACTTTATGAAAAAAAATGCTCTTTATACTCATCCACAAATGATAGCACCTTATGCGCTACAATCGCTCGCTTTACTTCTCTCTTTGAATAGAAAATCGGGGCGTTTTTACTTCTGCTCGTTTTATGCGCCTTTATCATTCCCGCTTTCTCCAACTTATTAAATAAATCGGGGTCAACATAAGCCATTTTCAACCACCGCTGCAAGTCAGACTTACGCACGCAGTCATTGACAGGCTCGTAAATGCTTAGAGCCTCTACAACACCTATTTGCACATAACGCTGCACCAAGTCTGCTATCTCGCTTAGTGGTATCTTCTCCATACCCCGTGTTATTTGTTCCTTGTTATACCTATTACACGGTTGGTGATTAACCTAATAGACCATTCACCTAACTCTTTATTTTTAAGAATGTTCGCCGTTACCTTTGCGGACACTACTTTGTTATAGCTAGGCAGAGCTACTTCCATACTCTCCCCAACTCGCATATCTAAGAGGGATTGTTGTCCCAAATACTCCTTTCTCCTCGCTTGCATATTTTTATTACCTTATTAGTGGGCTATTAAAGGGAAAGTCCTACCTTTGCCGTGTAAAGTATGGAAAGTTTGGCTCTCGGTCAGACCCTCCCTTTTGCTGCCCTCATTTAACTAACCGAGAGCAAAGATAGGTACATATTTTCGCTCAAACAAATAAATGTATGGATTTTTTCACCGAGGCAAAAGATTTAACATTATGAAAGACTCTGCTGTTATAAACAGATTGAGAGAATACCTTGAAAATAAAGGCATTTCGCGTTATAGGTGTGAAGCTGACTGTGGTATGAGTAAGAGTCTGCTTACCCGAACAACTAACCTCACATCGGATAATATATGTAGGGTGTTAGAGGCCTATCCAGACCTATCCGCAGAGTGGCTGATGCGCGGTAATGGCGATATGATAAGTGTAAAGGTCATAGATAGCTACACTCAGGTACATAAGCCCAAATACACAGAAAGGAGAATAGAAAACGAGATAATATCACTCTATGATATAGATGCAGCAGCAAACCTTAAAACATTACTTGTGGAACGTGAACAACATATACTCGGAAAGATAATGATACCTAATGCACCTAAATGTGATGGTGCGTTATACGTCCGTGGCGATAGTATGTACCCACTTCTTAAATCGGGAGATATAGTAGCTTACAAAGAGATACCTCTTGAGCAACAAAATATCTTTTGGGGAGAAATGTATATAGTTGATATGGACGTGAATGGGGATGATTATCTCGCAGTCAAATATGTACAGCGTTCAGAAAAGGGTAACGGCTGGATAAAGCTCGTAAGCGAAAACCCAAAGCACGAGCCACAAGATTTCCCCTTATCGTGCATAAGGGCGTTGGCTTTAGTAAAATTAAGTATTAGAATGAACACAATAAAATAGAAACCACTATGAAGAAAATGCTATTACTACAAAATGGATTGGGGTGTCTTATACCTGCATCACTAATTCTTGTGCCGCTAAACATTTTGGCACTTGTGTTTGGTACCTTTCTGTTAATAGGTTTATTTATCGCCGCGTTTCTTGCTTTTCTCCTGTATTCCATATTTAAGGAATGCGCATTATCCGTGAAGAAGCTACCAATATTCTGGAAAGTTGTCTTTTGGCTTATATTAACGGTATTCTGTTTTGTTTGTTCTTGCAAGGTTTTAGGTAGGGATATAGGAAGCATTCTTCCGCAACGCGGTATAAACCTATTGGGTGAAGAAGCATGGGTGTTCGATTCCTATGAGTTTACAATATGGTTAATCCTCGGTGCTACCCCTCTCGCTTTTTGTGTCATCGGTTATCTGTGCGGTGTTTACAAGGCAAAGAAAAATTGAAGTATAAATATGTTTTACTAAAAATACGCTTTTATGACAAACGTCGAAAAACTAAGAAAGGCAGCCCGCGTATTATGGCGGGTCGGCATAGCGCAGGGCGTTATTGCTGTGTTACTTTTATTTGGTAATCACACAAGTAGCAGCGGAGTTGGTCTTTTTTGCATTATGCTACTCTTAAATGTTGCGTGGTTTTATGCTGCAAAATGCGTATGCAACGTACTCGCAGATATAGCGGACAAAGGAAACGAGAGCGAGCAAGAACGCTAAGAGCTTGCAGCTCGCGTGGCTATCACCATAAAGTTTCAGCATTGTTTCAGCATACAATCCAAATGAATACTCAAAATACTGAAAGTCAAACAGCTAAATGGCTTACTCTTTCAGATTGTGGTTCTGAATGTCGTGGGTTCGAGTCCCACTAAGCACCCAAAACTGAAAGGTATTGCAAATCGCTAGATTTCAATACCTTTTCTTGTTATTCTAAACCTTAAAACCGCGATATTCTTCCCGCAAAATTGCTGCAAGAAGTATTTCCTAGTTACAAGTAACGCCAGAATGTTTCAGCACTGTTTCGCCAAACCTAAAATCAATATTATGGCAACATTCAAAGTTATCATCGAGAAAACAAGAAAGTGAGAAGATAAAATTTTTCGTGTGTTCATCCAAGTAATCCACAATCGCAAAAAACGGCTGATTGGAACACAGCCGAAAGATTTAGTTTAATCTCGTCAAGGTAGATTTCTCCATTATAAGTAAAGCCATAAAGATTTCCGTCAGGAGTTCTTAGTTCTTCTACTTCTCTGAGTGATCAATCTCCTGTGCTTTGTCCATTATGTCTGACTGTGTAAGACCCTTTTCCCAGTTGTCGTGAATCCACCACAGCATTTTCCACAGTTGTTTCTTTTTTCTACACATCAGACCTACCATTATTATGTTGTCCTTCTCTATGTGCAAGCTCTTCAAGTAGTCTATCAATATCAGCTGTGCTTCTGAAAGTCCTGTTTCTAGTTTCATTTTCAAACTTGTTTGTGTGGTCTTCATTGCCATCTATTTGAATAACATCTCTTACCCTATAAGAGTCATCCTCTAAGTAATCGCAGAAGTACCAATTGCTAGCAGTATGAGCTATTACCCCATAAACTAATTTGTTTTTATATCGACCAAACGTGTCATACTCTATAATGGCAGCCTTCTATCTATCATCTATGTTAACGTAATAATCGCTAAAAGCTTCTTTATTATCTAGGGTTTACTAATTACCATTTTATCGTAGGCTGTCTTATTTGTGCCTGCCCGTCTTTTTGTTTTATACGGCATCTACTTTTGTAAGTCTCAGTCACGTAGCCCGCTACGCTCCTTCGCCTTCCGAAAGAAGCTGCTCGCCTAAAAGCCAAAAATCCGAGCAAGCTAATTAATAGAACAAGCCTTAAGCATCTTACTTTCCATTAGCCCTAATTCAATTAAAGTTCAAGTTTCGGATTTACGGTAAAGCCCTAAAAGGGCGACATAACCTAGCCTAGGGTTTCAACCCTAGGGTAAAAGAAACGAGCGGGGAAATTTACATTCAGCCCTGTAGGGGCAGCATAACATTATACCACTTGCACCATTAATGTTATGTCGCCCCTACAGGGCTAGATAGCATTAATGGTGCAATACTCTCAATCCTAGGGTTGAAACCCTAGGCTCGGTTATGTCGCCCCCCTGTCTGCCGCCGTGTCTGCCGACAGGCAGGACAGGCAGGCCTTGGGGCTATTATATACCTCTTATTTTTAGGTACATGTAAATCCGAAACTTGAGTTAAACCATATAGATTGGCTCTGGCTGTATTACCTGTAATTGAGAACTTAGCAACCATATCTTTTACGGTTAATAGCAAATTCTTCTTTTATTCCAGCATTTTAATGATTAGAAACTATCTATTGCTGATGCCCTTATTTTCCCAAAAATAGAAAAACTATTTCTCTCTTCTATCTTATAGGTCAAATATCTCTTCAACTCTTCATAAGTTTTTTGCATAACATTCAAATAATAAAGAATAAAATAGGATAGGTCATAATTATCTAATTCTGTATAAACAGAAAGAAATAGAGGGGAATCCGAAGTGTTCCCTTATTTTTCTCTTACCGAGTAATGCCGAAGGGACGTAGCGAGTTGGTGTGTTTGCCCGAATACACAACTTTGTTTACGGGCAGACATAACTTTGTTTACGGGAATACAAAGTTGTGTATTCCCGTAAACACACCAAAAGGGTGCTTGCAAAAAAACGACGAGGCGGCTTGCAGAAACGACTTTCTGCCTTCTAGGGCGAACGCGTTTTGAGAAAAATAAAAAAGGAAGGCGAAAGAGGGCGTATATCAGTAAGAAACGCTATATTTGAACTCGAAACCTTAAACTAATGCCTATGACTAGTAAAACACTACTCCTCGCAGGCGCACTGATGCTGTGGGCATCGGCAACGCTCTGCGCTCAAACGGACACGGGGCACGCTTTCCCTGTGACGGGAAAGGCGTACACCATCCACAGGTTTGGCGAATCGAACGGCTATATGTACGAGAACGGCAATTTGCTCTGTGCCGCCGCCTCCTCCAACACACAAAAACAATATTGGCAGTTTGAGCCAACCTCGAATGATAGTTGCTATTACATCAAGAACGTAACTTCGGGACGCTACATCCAATCTACTGCCAACACCTACGAGATCCAGATAAAAACTGCCGCAACTCCTGTGGAATTTAAGGTGGTAAAAAACTCGCACTCGGGAGCTTCACCCGCTGGCTACTACTATATTTGCAGCACCGACCAAACTATTGACGATTCTATGGACGGAACTTTAGGTTTGAACTATCAAGCAAGTTCTGGAAAGGTAGTGGGCTATTACATTCGCTACAATCGTCCGAACTCTTACTGGGATATTGTCGAGAGCACCTACGACTACGAGGCACCAGCTCCCGTTGAGCGCAGCGCGTATGCTAAGCGACTCGGAATTTATAACCAGCCTTGCGGCTCGCTCAGCACGGCTTATTTAACGAGCTGCACACTTACGGGCGACAGCGTCTATAACGAACTAAACTATACGGCTTCGGCTATGCCCACGAACTATTGGACTCCCGTGCGCACCGATACCGCCGAGCTGGTGCGCGGCACGAAAATAGAACTAGCTTACGTGGCTGCGGGCGTAGATGAGAACAACACGGTAACAGCTTACTTCGATTGGGACGGAGATGGCGTGTTTGAAGCACGGCAAGACTTCTTCTCCACAGTGAGTGGCTCGGCGGAGGTAGAAGTTCCCAAAGAAGCGAAATTGGGTAAGGTGAGAATGCGTATGCGCCTAACCGACAACGGACTAGAAGATGCCGAAGATGACGTGAACGGCACGATTTATGATTTCACCATTATCGTAACGCAAAAGACCCCAAGCCCCGCTACGGCGATTGCCGAGGTGGAAAAACCAGCCTGCTTTGTAAAAACAAAAGCCTACGGCGTGGACGGACGGCGCGTGAACAAAGATACGCATCGCGGCGTTTTTATTGAAAGCGGAAAGAAGTTGATTAAAAAGTAAACCTTGTAGCACATCCTAATCTATGACAAATAAGCAATTACTCCTTTTGAGCAGCACCTTGCTCCCTGCGCTGCACCTCGCTGCCCAAGAAACTACGAAACCTAACATTATCTTTATACTCTGCGACGACATGGGCTACGGCGACTTAGGCTGCTACGGGCAACCGTATATCTCCACGCCCAATATTGATACGCTTGCCGCACAAGGAATGCGCTTTACACAAGCGTATTCAGGCAGCCCGGTGAGCGCACCAAGCCGTGCCACGCTGATGACGGGGCAACATACGGGACACACCCACGTGCGTGGTAACAACGAGTACTGGAAAAATCGCTCGCAGGTTACTTATGGTGTCTGCTCTGAACCCGACCGCGTAGGGCAAGAGCCGTATGATTCCACCCACGTTATCATCCCCGAGATAATGAAAGCCAATGGCTACAACACAGGTATGTTCGGGAAATGGGCAGGCGGCTACGAAGGTTCTTGGTCAACGCCCGACAAACGAGGCATTGACGAGTATTATGGATACATCTGCCAGTATATGGCGCATAGCTACTATCCCAATTTCCTTAATCGGTACTCCAAACGTAGGGGCGATACGGGAGTTATCCGTATCGAGCTGACAGATAACAGTAAGTACGCCAACGGTTGTACGAATGACGACTATGCAAAACGTACGCAGTACTCAGGAGACCTTATCCATAAAGAAGCAATGGATTGGCTTGAACTACAAACCACCGACACGCCTTTCTATGGCTTCTTTACCTATACCCTGCCACACGCAGAATTATATCAGCCCAACGACTCTATATTGCAAGCATACGCAGGTCGCTTCTGCAACGACAAAACTTTTGGCGGCACCGACCGTTATCATAAGACGGTGAACACGCACGCGCAGTTCGCTGCGATGATTACGCGCCTAGATGCCTACGTGGGCGAGATAATGGCAAAACTCAAGGAGAAAGGGCTTGACGACAACACGATAGTTATCTTTAGCTCGGACAACGGTCCTCACGAAGAGGGCGGCGGCGACCCCGACTTCTTTGGACGCGACGGACTGCTGCAAGGCAAGAAGCGTTCGTGCCATGAAGGCGGTATTCGCATCCCGTTTATTGTGCGCTGGCCCAGGCACGTTCCCGCTGGAAAGGTCAACAAGCATCAGCTCGCCTTTTACGACATTATGCCAACGTTCTGCGATCTCATTGGGCAGAAGGACTACATAGATAAATTCGGGAACAAAGAACTAGCTAACGACTATTTCGATGGTATCAGCTTTGCCCCCACGCTTCTCGGCAATGACAAGGATCAGGAAGAGCACGAATTCCTGTATTGGGAGTTTCATGAAACCAACCAGATGGGACTTCGTATGGGCGATTGGAAGCTCTTTGTCAACGCGGGTAATTGCTCGCTCTACAACTTAGCGACCGACATTCACGAGGACAATGATGTGTCGGCTTCTTACCCCGACATCGTGAAGCAGATGAAGCAAATCATCAACGAGCAGCACACTAGCTCAAACGTTTCGCTCTTTAACAACATTACGTTGCCTAAATAACTCAAGTTTCGGATTTACGGTAAAGCCCTGAAAGGGCGACATAACCTAGCCTAGGGTTTCAACCCTAGGGTAAAAGAAACGAACGGGGAAATTCACATTCAGCCCTGTAGGGGCGGCATATTATTATATGGGTACACTTTTAATGTTATGTCGCCCCTACAGGGCTAGATAGCATTAATGGTGCAATACTCCTGGGCCTAGGGTTG